AGAAAAATATATAAAAAAATAATTTGTTTTAACGTTTATTATTTTTTTTAAAAAAATGTACTTTAAAGTGTACAGGAGAACTTTTATACTCAGAAAAAAAAAGAATCGAAAAATAAAATTTTTAAAAAAGATATTTTGAAGAAAAAAATACGCTAAATTGTTATGACAAAAACATTTAAACAATTTAAAATTTATGCACCACCATCACAAAAAAAATATAGTTTAAATGATGATGGTACATTAACCATTACAGGCGTATTCTCTACAACTAATAAAGACTTAGATGGGGAGATAGTTTCACCACAAGCATTAGCTAGTCTTCAAAGACAAGCAGTAGGTTTGAACCTACATATGGATCATAATCATAATTATGATGGTGGAATTGGTGTAATAACCGAATCCCATATCGAAGCCAATCAAGTATATGTTACCGCAGTAATATTGTCTGAATATGCGCCAGGTATACTTGAAAGACTAAACCTTGGTATGAACTTTGGATTTAGTGTTGGTGGAATACCTGTAGTGAATAATCTTAATCCACAAATCATTGATGATTTTGTGTTACTTGAGATTAGTTTGACATTGCTCCCAGCCAATTGGGATACATTTGGTACGGTTGAAGCTAAAGGCGTTGTAAAAAGTAAATGCCTCACAGGAGCTTGTCATTACATAATAAAAAATAGTAAAAATATTATGAAAAAAGAATACGAAGATGGCTCTAAACAAGATTTAGAACAAATGGTTATCAACCTCGTTAATGAGGCTTTTGCAAATAAAGAACAAGTAATCATCGACGAGTTCCGTAATGAGTTACAACCAATTGTAACCGATATTGTTGCTGAGGAAGTAACACCTAAAGTACAAGAAATCGTTGTTAATTATCTTGATGAATTATTCCCTGCTGAAGAGTTAGTTGATGAGGAATTTGTAGAAGCAGAAGTTGATGAAGAAGAAATTGAAACTTCAGAAGTAGATGAAGAAACCACAGAAGAAAAAGCAGAAGATGAATCTGAAAACATTGAAGAAAAAGGTGTTGAAGAAGAGGTCATTGAAGAAGTGGTAGAATCTGCTGCTGAGGAGTTACCTGCAGATGCTGAAATATTCGATGAACCAATAGAAATTGATATTGAAAAAGAAGAAGTCATTGAAGAAGAAACAGTTGCAGAGGAAACTAAACCTGAAGAAGAAGAAGTAGTGGAAAAAGAAGCTACTGAAGAAGAAACTTCTGAGGAACCAGTTAAAGAAAATGAAACTCCAGTAGAAAAACCTACTTTAGATGAAAAATCTATTGATTTAATTGTTTCTCGTGTTTTCAAAAAAATGAATGAAAAAAGAGAAGCTAAATCAACTAGTAAGAAATCTAAATTAAATCTTTATAAAAAATCTACTGATAAAACTAAAAAAGGAACATTCTTGAACAGTCCTCAAAGAGATAATTTAGGTAGGAATAAAAAATACTTATAAAAAAATAAAATAAAATTTATTTTTATTAAAAAAAATTAATAATTTTTAACATTTTTTTAAACTATTCAATTAAAAAAAACTAAAAAAACTAAACAAATTATAACCCAAAAGAAAAAAAGTGATCGTATTATGGATATGAAAAGTAAAATTAAAAATAGAGAAGACTTCAGTTTTAAATTCGCAGACGCACCTTTCGACACAAACGGTGTTTTAAACCCAGGATGGGCAGAACCAACTTACGATGATTTCTTCACCAGAATGGTTGAAGAACCAGTATTATTAAACCAATCAACAGTTATTCCTATGACTGCATTACAACATGACCTCGACATGTTAACTGCAGAAGTAGAATTAGACAGTCAAAGAGACTCCAGCGGAAACTCCACTTACTTAACTGCTCCTGATGTCGCCCCTAACATGGGACGTAAACAATTAATAGCTAAACCAATGCAAGCAAAAAGAATCATCTCCGACAACTTCCTTGAAGAAAACATTGAAGGAGAAGAATTCTTAACTACTTACATGAATTTATTAGCTGATGAAATGGGACCAGCTTTCGAAAGATTCGGTTTATTCGCAGACTCAACCGTATCCCACGTTACTGGTGAAGGTACTTCCTACCAAATGGGTAATGGTATTATCTCCCAATTAAAAACCATTTCCTCAGACACCTCCAAAGAAGAATATGGTTTAGCAAAATTAGTCTACAAAGACAATGTTGGTCAAGGTATTTTCGATGCTATTGAAAGATACATTGAACAAGACGGAGACATTGACAAAGCTACTTGTGTATTACCACCTCAAATACACGCAAGATTAATGATTGAAATTGCACAAGACCGCCAAACCAACTGGGGTGATGCAGTATTCCAAGATGGTAAAGTTACTAAAATTTTAGGTATTGAAGTTGTATCTGACAACATCTTACGTAACACAAGAAATGGTTACGACACCATGAAATTCAACTCCGACGGCGAATACAAAGGTAATGGTTCCAACATGACAAAAATGAAATATGGTATTATTGGTAAACCAGAAAACATTGTATTTGGTATGATGAGAGACTTCGATATCCGTAACCAATGGGATATTGATGTATTAGGTTATAAAGTCGCTTTACTCTGTAAAGGTGATGTTCAAGTTTTATGGGATCAAGACACTCTTGGTATTCCATTCACTATGAACAATAAAGAATAAACAAAAAAAAGATAAGGATTTTATAAAAAAAAGTAGAAATATTGTAAATTATATCTAATTATATTTTTTTTCTACTTTTATCTTTTTTTTGTATGTCATATAAAAATTCAAAAAAAATATATAAAAACAAAATATAAAATTTTTAAGGATAATTTTAAATATGGAATTTTGGAATAAATTAACTGCTAGACAAAGAGCAAGTAAAAGAGAAAGATTTGAGTATATAATGAATGCTGTTAATAATATCACTCCTGGGGAAACTTCAGGTAAAAATTATGATGATGAAATTGACAGTTTAAAATCTAGAGTTGCTGTTTTAGAAGGTGCTTCAGAACTTAGTGAAATATTATCTAGACTTGACGCATTAGAAGAAGCTATTGGACCTACTGGTGAAACCCAACAGATGGATGACGAAGAAGTTGGCGAACTTTAAAATATTTTTATATTAAAATATAAAATAAAAAGACGGATTATTTATTAATATTATTTTTTTTGTGAATGATGGACATAATAACAAGTAAACTAAAAACAATATTAAAACTAAAAGGTGTGAAACTACCTTATACTGATGATGAATTTGAAACATTAATAAAATATAAGTTATCTGAAATATCCGGTTTACTTGGTTTTAATATAATGGAATCAGATGAATCACAAACAGTATACAGGTTTAAAGATGACCGTATTGTCTTGACCAAATATCCAGTTCAATCAATTGAATCAGTAACACTTGATAATGAAGAGTTATTTGATGAGTGTTATACACTCGATAGGAAAATTGGTGTAGTATACTTTAAGAAAAGATTGTCAGGTTTATTAATTGTTAATTATGTTACTGGATTATCACATGAAGATATTGTTAATGTAATTGAACCATTACTTGTTGATATGGTTACATATGATTTAAGTAATAATAATGGTGTAGGTAATGGAGTAGTTTCAAGTATACGTGAAGGAGATGTATCAGTGAATTATGATACGAACTCTAGTTTAGGTAATCGTATTTATTCACGTATAGAAGATTTAAAACAAAGATATACAAAAACAGCTAGAATAAGATTAATATAAAAAAAATAGAATTCAGGATTATTTTAAAATTTTTTCATTATGGTGTTATTTTTTCCAAACTGTGAAGTTGAATTATGGGATTATGCTGAAGAAGAAGCATTAATGAATATCTATGGTGAATACGATGAATATTATACTTTAGTCGATATTGTGCCTTGTGATTTTCAACCGTTGAGTCCACAAGACAATCTTAAAGAATTCGGTAAAATCTTACAAGACACATACAAAGTTTACCTAGATAACAAAGTACATATAACTGACAAAATGATTTTAAGAATAGTGGGAAAACCACATACATTTAAAATCAAAGGAACACCAGTATACAATAACCATTTCCTGAAACATAAAAAATTAATACTTGAAAAACACAGAAAACCATTACCTTTAGAAGAATATGATTACGATTAGTGTAGATTACAAACCATCATTTTATAAAAAAACCAATCCGGAATCTTATCGTACAGCATTAAACACAACAATAAGAAAAGCAACATTAGAA